CTTGTAACAACATACGCTCAAAGTCTTTAGCCGTTGCCAAGTTGTTGGGATCAGTTGCTCCGAACTTGAAGGGGTAAAGAATCTCAGAAGGTGCGCCATTGGTAAGGATTGCCTTGCCAGGCTTTACCTCAAACTTCATTCCTCTTGGCAAACGGGTAGCGTCCATAGCAATCATGGGGCTAGTTGTCAGCGCAAGGGAATCCAAGTGGCTACGAGTCTGTGCGTCAATAGCCTTTTGCATATTGAACGCTTTTTCTACTGTGCCTCTGCCCAACAAACGATTAGGAACTGTGTCATCTTGATAGGTCAAGATTGGCCGGTCCTTCATCATATAAGGATTGGCTTCAGCCTTTAGCAGTTGTCCATCATTGGCAATCACCACAATGGCTTCTACCAAGTCAGCATATTCCTCTGCCTCAGAGTTATCTGGGAAAAGGTCAACAATCTCTTTGTTTTCTTCTAGATTCTCTAGGTATTCCCGTGGGACTAAGCCATAGTAGGTCAACAACAAGACTTTCTCATCTTGGTATTGGCTAACCTCTTGGGTAGGCTCAAGGTCAGAATCGTCACCAGAAGTGGTAATGTTTACCTTGCGATAGATACCAGCCTCAATGCCTTGGACAATCTTGTGGATAGAAACGTATTTCTCTATCGCCACACCCATACAGTCACTTACGCTAGTACCATTTGGGTCAAACAAAAAGTTCTTTGGATTTATAGGGGAAATCTTGACAGAAATTCTTTCTCTCTCCAACACTCCAATAGCCGCTTGCCCCATCTGGTTAGGGATTGGCTGAGTTGAAGGGACATACTCTGTCTCAGTCATCACCACAACTTCGCCTATGCCTGTTCCATAGATTTCAGCCATCAGTTCAATCTGATCGATTGCTTTGCGGATTTTGTCTTTCTTGAAGTCTTCTGTGAGTTGACGCTTAATCATCTCAATGTCTATGGGGTTGCCATTGACATCTTGGATATTGTCTTCAATGTCAAAGAAGTCACCCTGACCAAAGATTGCTTCCATGATCTCAGCATGGCGAGTCTCAACTGCTTGTTGGGTGGCAGGGGTAACAATGCGTGAACGCTCTGATTCACGGGTTTTGTCTTCTACTGCCCACTCACCACGGAAGATGCGCTCGTACTCAAGCCAATCGGGAAGGAAGTTCGTGTCTCTGTAATCACGCCAACGATCACAATGGTCAACAACAAAGGCAGTTAAGTCTTTGTCAGCCTGTGTAGGCTCATCATAACTACCCTGATCTTCGATCTTCACTTCTTTGTCTGTTGCCATTATGCGACCTCGTAATGATTGTTTTTCCGCATGTTTTGAATTGCTGGAATAATTTGTAAATTACTTGGAACATGTAGTCCACTAACATTTTTGCCCTGTAATGGAATCACATGGTCAACATGCCAATCAAAGCCACTCTCCTTGGAGTACATAGCCGCAACCTGATAATAGCATTTAATTTTTAGAAGGTCAAACTCGCTTAACCATTTGGGAATCCTTTGTAATTTTGAAGTTTTACGCTTCATCTGTATTTTTGCCCTAATTGATTTTGATTTTTCCCTATATTTTTTTAAATGCAATAAATAATTTTTGTTCTTACTTCTTAGTTCTTTAGCGTAATCGTTAACTTTTTCACGATGTTCTGCATCATATTGCCTATCTCTTTTTTTCTTACATTCTTTGCAATATCCTTGGAGTCCATCAATCCTGCTTTTATTTTTGTAAAAGCCACTAAGGTCTAATGTTCTTGTGCATTTTGGACAAAATTTCATATTACACACCACTAATTATGTCTATAGGTTCCCACTCGTCTTCTTCATTATCCACAAAATATGATGTAACTGCCAATTGGTCTATATAACTAAAAGAATCGACACCATCATCATGAACCCCTATTGATGGGAATAAAAGAAGTTGATCAATAAACCAATCCCAGTCTTCATCTTGATTGAGTATGATTCTCCCATGTTCAAATCTACCTTGTAGCGACCAAATAATTCTATCTGTTTTTTTCCTATTACCATGCGTTAAATCTACTATATGAGAGTAAACATTGTTCTTTCTCATAAGGTCACTCAAATAAGGTAAAACAGCATTCTTTAAGGAGCCTTTTTCAATTCCTACTGAAATTGGTCTGTAATCCCTGATTGCTTTCAAAATGGTGGCGGCTGTCTGACGAATATCCCATCTTCCGTGGATTATTTCTTTTGCCCACCATTTACCATCATCCGTCACTTTAACTATGGATATGGCTGTTTCATCCAACCTCTTCTTGGAATTAGCCGCTTGTTTGGCAACTTCCTCAAATCCCGCCAAGTCAATCGCCAAGTAGTAACTTCCGTATTGAGGTTCTTCCCCGTACTTAATCCATTCTTCCTTGAAGATGTTGCTACCAGCATTGGTGAAAGAAGCCATGTATTCTTGCTTGAAAGCAAAGGTAGACAAGGTTTTCTTGGCTGATTCAATCTCAGTTGGGTCAATCAAGGGGTTATCTTTGGTGGTGAAGTGCCATGACTTCCAATCATCATCATCCTCAGTCTCGCCAAGTTTGAAAAGGTCATAGAACCAATTCCTCCCTTTGGGTGTCCCAATGAACATCGCTCTGCCTTTTCTATCGCTGAGTGAGGCTCGAATAACTTGCTCCCACGCTTCAGGCTTAATGTCTGCTACCTCATCCAGTACAGCGTAAGTCAAGCTAACACCACGCAAGGTATCAGGTCTGTCTGCACCTCTGACGTAAATCTTTGCGCCATTGATCATCGTGATATCCAAGTTGTTTACATGACTACCCTGAATTACCTCTCGACCAATATCCAACAACAAATCCCAAATGATCTGCCTAGACTGCCCCATCGTAGGACTCACATACAGCACAGCTGATCCCTGTGGACACTTCAACGCCTCAATGATCAATGTCGTTGCCGCCAACCTAGACTTGCCACAACGCCTTCCAGCCGCAACAACCTTGAACCTCGTCTTGTCAGCAAAAACATCCTGTTGCCAAGGTAAAAGAGAAAAGTTCAGGTCAGACATCTTTCGCCTCCACATCTTCCGCATCTATTGTTTGGGCGTGATTGATCTCGCCAATGCCCGTGATGTTAATCGTTACCGCATTCCTTTGCTTGGCTTCCTTGTCAAACAAGGTGATCGGTAACGTCCGATCCAAACACATCTTCAACGCCGCCATTTGACCAGGGTGGTCATCATTCAACGCAATCTCTATCACCTTCTGCGCCACATCCCTTCCACCAGAATTGATCATCAGGTCTTTGAGTTCCTTGATCCTCTGGTGATCCGTCTTAGGCAAAGACAGGGAAGGGTTTGCCGCCCACCGCTGGATGGTAAGTTTCTTCACGCCCTTCGGTCTGCCAACCTTTTTTTTCAATTCGAGTTCACTCATAACAAAATTTTACTCCTTTTACCTTTTTGTGAGGGGAGGGGGGTACTGTAAAAACTCTGGCAACGGCCGACCCCCTCCCCCCCATCCAAAACGCAAGACCTACTGGTAAACCCTAACAGTTTTAGCAGTCTACTTAATACTATGTTCATTATGTAAAGTTATTTTGTGGTTATGCACAGGTTATACAGAGAATTGTGTTGCGTTTCTGCACAGTCCACAGCAATTGTGGATAACTGGTCGTTTGGTCTGTGGATAACTGGGTATTTGGGCGGGCGAATTTGGCTGGCCAAGAGAAAAAGATGAAAGAGTCAGATGGTGCATCTTGGCTATACCTTAGGTTTTGACTATCGACTTTAAACATCCGATTGACTGAGACTAATTAGGTTTTGACTATTGACTTTAACAAACTGATTTGTTCCGACTATCGCCAGTTTTTGGCAGACTGAGCAAAGTTCCAACAATAGCCCTCAGAACGCATCAGAACCGCCTACAACGGGTTTTTCTGGGGTTTGCATATCAGCACCCAAGAAATCATACAAGTCCTTCCTAGGTCTATATCCAAGTTCCCACAGTTTCTGGTAGGTTTCGAGCAGATGATGCCAACCATCTGTCAGGTTTCCAGAGCCAGCGGCTAAGATGATCTTTCTGTCCGCATCATCCAGTTTGCGTTTAAACCAAACAGTATTGGTCTGACAGGGATACACCACGCTATATAACCTCCAACTCAACCGCATAAACCTTGGCACCACCGCTTCTTTGCCTGTACTGCCAATCAAGCTGTTTATGCCCATCGTCTATGCCAAGCCAATCAGCGACACCATCTCTAGTTGCCTTGAACGCCGACTGAAGGTTGTCACCATCCAACTGTCTGGGCGCAATCCTCGTTAGCACCAAGGTCAGGGGTAATGGTGGCGGCGTAGCAATACTCGCCAAGGCGTTAAACGCCTTTTGCCGTTGACTT